GTCTAAAGAGCAATTTTCAAAATTTGATCTTGTAGCATCTGGTCACTTTCACACTGGATCAGTAACAAATAACATCACATATCTAGGCACCCCATACGAATTGACATGGAGTGATTATCAAGATCCGAAGGGTTTTCATGTCTTTGATACAGATACAAGAGAATTGACAAAGGTTCGTAATCCCTATCGTATGTTCAATAAGGTATTTTATGATGATGCTGATAAAGAAGCCAAAGACATTCTAGATAAAGATTTCTCTGGCTTTGAAGGCACATATGTCAAAGTCGTAACTCAGAACAAAGAAAACCCATATTGGTTTGATCAGTTTATGGATAAATTGTATCAAGCAAATCCGGTCAACATCCAGATTGTTGATGACCATCTTAATTTGAATCTTGAAGATGATGAAGATATTGTCAACGAAGCAGAAGATACTATCACCATACTATCAAAATATATTGACAATATGGAGACAAATGTGCCAAAGAAAAGACTTGACAATTTGATGCGAACCCTCTATAATGAGGCACTATATATGGAAGTGTAATATGATGAATACTTGCATCATTTCACTTGATATCAATGTAAGGACTGGCGAAGTATAGCATGATTTATTTCAAGACGATTAGATATAAGAACTTTCTATCGACTGGCAATGTAAATACAGAAATCCAACTTAACAGATCACCAAACACACTCATTGTGGGTGAGAATGGCGCTGGCAAGTCTACAATTCTGGATGCATTGTGTTTTGTCTTGTTCAACAAACCATTTCGTAAAATCTCTAAGCCACAATTGATGAATACTATCAATCAGCGTGATTTGCTTTGTGAAATTGAGTTTAGTATTGGCAAGCAAGAATATCTTGTAAGACGAGGCATCAAGCCTGGTATCTTTGAGATTATTCAAAATGGCAATCTTCTTAATCAACCAGGGTCAGCAAGAGATTATCAGAAGCAACTTGAAGAGACCATTCTTAAACTAAACTACAAATCTTTTACACAGATTGTGGTATTGGGTGCGTCTACGTTTGTGCCATTCATGCAGTTGACTGCCGCTAATCGTAGAGATGTTATCGAAGACCTTCTAGATATCAGTATCTTTTCATCTATGGGCAAACTTCTCAAAGATCGTATTGCAGAGAATAAAGAAGATATTCGTGATATTGAGTATCAGATGCAGTTAACCGAAAGTAAGATTGACACACAAAAAGATTATATTAAAAAACTCAAAGCCCAGAGTGATGACACCATCGCTACTTTTACTGGTATGATCAATGAATCAAACGAAGAGATTACTACACTTACTTCCAATAATGCTTGTATGGCAACTAAGACTCAAATGTTGCTTGATAGTGTAAAAGATTCTCAGAGTATCACACTAAAAAGTGGCAAGGTGTTTGATCTGATCAGTAAGTTGAAAAGTAAGCATGACAAAGCTCACAAAAGAATTGATTTCTTTGACAACCATGATGAATGCCCTACCTGCCAGCAAGAGATTGAGAATACAATCAAACGTAAGGTTATTGGTGACACGCAGGGTATTATATCTAAAGTCAAAGGTGGAATATCAGAATTAGAGAATGAGTATAATTTATTGCAGGCAAGACTTAATGAAATACAAACTGTACAGTCTCAGATAACCTTATTTCAAACTAATATTTCTTCAAATCTATCAGCAATTAAGTCATTAGAAAAATCTATCAAGAAGAATGCGAATGAGATACAGAAAATACAAGAGGCTGGCGCAGATGACACAGATGCAAAAGATACACTTGACGCTCTAAAAGCAGAAAATGAGCAACTTACTGGGCGCAAAGAAGAACTAATTAATTCAAGAGAATTGTTTGGTGTTGCGGCAGACATGCTAAAAGATGGTGGTATTAAAACCAAAATCATTAAACAGTATGTGCCAATTATGAATAAATTAATTAACAAATATTTGGCCGCACTCGACTTCTTTGTTGCATTTGAACTAGATGAGGAATTCAATGAAATCATTAAGAGCCGACATAGAGATGAGTTTTCATATGCCTCGTTCTCAGAAGGTGAAAAAATGCGAATTGATCTTGCATTATTATTTACTTGGAGAGCAGTGGCTAAACTCAAAAACAGTACTAACACTAACCTACTTATCTTGGATGAAGTCTTTGATGCTTCACTTGATACTGCTGGTTGTGATGAGTTTCTTAAACTAATCCATCAGTTGGGTGGAGAGACCAATGTATTTGTTATCTCACATAAAGGTGACATTTTATCAGAAAAGTTCCGCAGTCAAATTAGATTTGAAAAGGTGAAGAACTTTAGTCGAATTGCCGCATGAGATTCTTTCTTATCAGAATAGAGATAGACCCTCCTGATCAACTTGAGTTTGATTTTATGAGAGGTGGCTATGAAGTCTGGTCGAGAGGTAAAGATGAAGATGAGGCTCTCAGAAAAATTAGAGAGTATCATGGAAAAACTAGAAGTGATTTACAATTTACAATGGTTAGAGAAGTATGGGTAAAAGAAGCGCATTTCAAAGAGTAGAAAGAGATTTCTATCCTACACCATTAGCGGCAGTATTACCATTACTACCTCATCTACCCGAAGCAGTTAGATTTGCTGAACCGTGTGCTGGTGATGGTCGTCTAATTCACATTCTTGAAGAAGAGACTGATGCTATCTGCATGTGGGCTAGTGACATTGAACCACAGAGTAAAGGTATATTACAAGATGATTTTAGAGATGTTGGCTACGAAGAGTTATTTGAATCTGGCTGTGTAATTACAAATCCACCATGGGACAGAAAGATATTACATCCATTCATTGAGCATTTTGTATTCAACGAGAAGATGACAACATGGCTACTATTTGATTCTGACTGGATGCACACAAAGCAATCAGCACCATATATGAAACATTGCTCTGATATTATTAGTATTGGCAGAGTTAAGTGGATTGAAGGAAGTACTGGTGTTGGTAAAGATAATTGTTGCTGGTATAAATTTGTTTCAGAGCCAGTGTTAGAAACTAAGTTTCATGGGAGAACAGAATGAGTATTTTTAAACTAATTGAGAAGAACAGCATCAAAGAAATGGCCAGTTCGCCTTTCGACTTCAATGTATCGGACCCTATTGAACTGTTTCAAGATTTAAAAGATACTATGATTCATAACCGAGGCACAAGTTTGTCTGCACCTCAGTGTGGTATTCCTTTGCGGGTGTTTGTGATGGGCAATTGGAATGATCCTGATAGTGTCGCTGGAGTGTTCAATCCAAAAATTGTTGCTTGGTCAGATAATGATCTTGAAATAGAGGAAGAACAATGCTTGACATTCCCAGGCCTTTATGTTAAGATGAAAAGATACTCAACGATAAGAGCAAGATATACAACTGAAAATAATGTAACTGATACAATAAGGTTTGGTGGTCTGACCAGCAAAATATTTCAACATCAGTTAGACCTCTTAGATGGAATCCTATATACTAAGAAAGCAAATAGATTTCATTTAGAGCAAGCAATTAGCAAAAAGAAAAAACTTGATAAATTGAGACAGAAAAATATGGGAAGAGTAGCATAATGAAAGCGGGTAAAATTTGGGGACAGACAGAACTTGTTGAAGCAAATGGTGTTCTTGAGTTCCATAGAATTGAGACTAAAGCGGGTGGTGTTTGTTCTAAGCATCTACATGAGTTTAAATGGAATGGTTTTTTTGTCGAGTCAGGCAAACTTCTGATTCGTGTATGGCAAAGTGACTATGACTTGGTTGATGAAACAATTATTGGCCCGGGTGAGTTTACTAAGGTAAAACCGGGTGTACTTCATCAGTTTGAATGCCTTGAAGATGCAGTAGCCTTTGAACTGTATTGGGCAGAATTTAATCACAATGATATCAAGCGTGAGAGCGTTGGATTTGAAAGGAATTAATTATGAGTTACATAGATGATTTGAGAGCAATTCTCAGCAACGAAGTTAAAGTAGCAGAGAGTAAATTACAGCCACACGATACTGGTCATATTCACACGGCTATCGCATATATGAAGAGCCGTTTAGAGGAAATTGACACAGCCGAAAATAAACTACGAGGAGAAACAGATAATGGCTAAAACTATTCTAGTGATGGGTCTACCTGGGTCAGGTAAAAGCACACTAGCAAACAAAATTCGACAAAAACTTGGTGATGCAGATCACTTCAATGCTGATGAAGTCCGTAAACGGTTTGATGACTGGGATTTCAGTGAAGAGGGTCGTTTACGTCAAGCAGAGCGTATGCGAGTTCTCGGTGCTGAATCAGATAAGCAGTGGGCTATTCTGGATTTTGTATGTCCTAAGCAAGAGTACCGCCATATCGTAACTGCCGATGTTACTATCTGGTTGGATACAATTGAGGATGGTCGTTATGAAGACACCAACAAAATGTTTGAAGTGCCTATCAATGATGGTGGTATAGTGTCAGTTGACTATCACTTTACAGAGATGGAATCAGACGCACAATCAGATGCTATTGTTGCCGATCTACAGCCATTCTCATGGCGTAAAGAGACAGTACAGATGCTTGGCCGTTGGCAGCCATGGCACGATGGTCACACAGCATTGTTTGAGCGTTGTCTGGCAAAGACTGGTCAAGTTGCTATTCAAGTCCGTGACGTACAGGGATGGGATGACAGCAATCCTTTTGACTTTGAGACAGTGAAGCGAAATATTATTAAGGGATTAGCAGAAAATGGCTTTACACACGGTAAAGAATATGTTATTATGCTTGTACCTAATATCGTAAACATTACTTACGGTCGCAAAGTAGGCTATGCTATTGAACAAGAGCATTTTGATGAAAAAGTCGAAAATATTTCAGCCACAGCGATCAGGGCAAAAATGGGACTAAAATGACAAACACACCAGCACCAGTAGTAGAAGAAAGTGCCTCATACGATAACTACCTTGATACATCAAATCGTATCGAAGACTCGTATAAGACCACACTTGACAAATTCGTGGGCGAAGAGATTAATCAGGCTCTCCACGATAGAACGAAAGCCAGTATACAAGACAAGTATGCAGATGTATATAAAGTTGTCTATGTCCACTTTCGTAATGTCAATGATATGGCAGACTTTTGTTCTAAGATTGGTCAAGTAGTAGACTACAAGACTAAGGATACATTTTTTCCACTTGCTGATCCTTCAACGGCTCTCTTCCAAGAAGATCAGCCCACGAATATCACAGTTGACAAGAAGTACCTTATGCCTCGTAAAAAGTCTAAATCTACTACGGTGCTGGATGTTGAAGTTGAAGAATCAGTTGTGGATGTCAATGCGAAGTGGCATGAACATTGGGTAGATATGCCCGAGTTCACACAAGAGAATAATCCACCATTTCGTACTGTTCATATGAAGTTTCGTAATGAAGCAGATTATAAAGAGTTTGCAAAGCGTATTGGTCAAGAACTGACTAATAAATCTAAAGCAATCTGGCATCCAAAACTTGATATCACGGCTAATCGTCTTCTACGTTGGGTACAAGATGATGAGCATACATTGCCAAAGTATCCAATGTATATTGTATCGAAGGGTAGGCACGAATCTATGCACACCTCTCGCTCTCTCGCACGGATGCGTATCCCTCACAATATTGTGATTGAGCCTCAGGATTATGAGAATTATGATCAAGCATTGGATAACTTTGGCATTCGTGATATGGTGACACTTCTGGTCGCTCCATTCTCAAATCATGGTGATGGACCGGGACGTGCAAGAAACTGGGCTTGGGATCATTCTATTAGCATTGGTGCTACAAGTCACTGGGTACTAGATGATAATATCAGTGATTTCTATCGTCTACATGAAAATATGCGTATTCGCTTTGAATCTGGTGTAGGCTTTCGTGTGATGGAAGATTTTGTCGATAGATATGATAATGTCTATATTTCTGGACCACAGTATCGTTTCTTCATCGCTCCAGACCAGAAGTATCCACCATTTGTTGCTAACACACGCATTTATTCAACATTGCTGATTCGTAATGACTGTAAGCATCGCTGGCGTGGTCGTTACAACGAAGATACAGATATTTGTCTAAGAGTTCTAAAAGACGGTGATGTTTGTGTTCAATTCAACGCATTTATGCAAGGCAAAGCGGCTACCCAAACAGTGAAGGGTGGCAATACAGAAGAATTTTATCACGCAGAACATTCAGAAAAAATCAATAAAGAAGGCTATAATACAGACGGCACGATCAATAAATCACAGATGCTGGCTGATATGCACCCAGATGTAGCAAGAGTCGTATGGCGATATGGTAGATGGCATCACTGGGTTGACTATGGACCGTTCAAGAAGAATAAACTTCAATATAAGAAGGGTCTCAAAGTCAAATCTGGCGTAAATAATTATGGTATGCGCCTAGAAACCAATTTTAATGGTTGACAAACTCTCCTCTTTTTGCTATAACAGTCATATAGTGATTCGCAAAAAGAGGAGAACTACATGCCAATACCAATGAAAGAAAAATTCTTTTCAGAGGGCAATACTCTTCCCCAATGTGTAAATCCAGGATGTACACGCAATGTGCAGGTACGTGCTTGGGCAAACTGGTCATTCAAGACCGAATGCGGTACTTGCTACAAAGCCCGTGTTACTGGAAAATTTGGTAAAGCAATGGAAGGCATTAACATTCACAAGAAAGATTACTGTGAGAATAGTGACTCTCATCTTGGGTGGAAGTGTCCTGTTGATAAGAAGTCGTGGCGTGAGTTAGGTATGCTGAATGCCCTTGATCTTGAGCATTATGACGGAGATCACGATAACAACAATCCAGAAAACGTCAAAACGATCTGTAAGTTATGTCATGGCAAGAAGTCTATGATTTTCAACGATTTCAGTAATCAAAAATCATCAGCAAGATTTTTTAGTAATAACTAAAAATAGTGCTTGACAATATCAGGATATCCTGATAGATTCATAAGGTATTGAGAGAGGTGATTCGCAAATGGTAAATATTCAGTCTAAAGAAGTTCTGGCTCGTCTGCTTGCTACTGAAAATATTACAGTAGTACACCAGAATACCCAGACCGCATCATTCAACGTAAAAGATCGTATTCTGACGCTCCCACTTTGGGATGACATGCAGAATTATACCTATGATCACTTGGTCGGCCACGAAGTTGCCCATGCTCTCTATACTGATGGTGAAGAGTGGATGACCGCCGCCAAAGAAGGTGGTAATGGATTTCAGTCTTTTCTGAATGTTGTAGAAGATGCTCGGATCGAAAAACTGATCCAGCGCCGTTACCCTGGTCTGCGTAAGCCCTTTATTCAATCTTATAAGAAAATGCTTGCTGATGGTTTCTTCGGTAAAGATGAGAATGAGATAAATAGTTTCAAACTGATCGACCGTCTTAATGTGTTCTTCAAGTGCGGACAAACTGTCGGTGTTCAGTTCGATCAAGAAGAGAAGGCTTGGATCCGTGAGATTGAGAAGGTTGAAACCTTTGAAGAAGTAGTTGATATTGCCAAGCGACTCTATGGTAAAGCAGTAGAAGAGCAAGAGCAAGAGCAGGAAGCAATATCTCAAGCTATGGCTCAAATGCAATCAGAGGACTACGGTAATGAAGAAGAATCTTCCGATGGTAGCGAATACGGTTCTGATAAGAACATACGACCAGAGACTAACATGGCGTCAGAAGGCGATGATGAAGAGGAAACCAGCCCTTATGAGAGAACTTCAGAAAAAGATGATCAGTTCGACCTAAATAATCAAAACGGCTCTGGTGCCTCATCCAAAGATGATCTAGACACATCAGGTGAGCAAAAACCTGATACCTCAAGTGGACATGAAGGTGGCACTGACTGGGCTGGTCCCGAATCAATCACCGACAAAAATCTTTCAGATAATATCACCAAAGAATTTGGTGGCGATCCGAATACCACGTTTGTAAACATCAATCTCAATCTCAAAAAGAACCTCTATACTGACCGTATTGTTGATTATAAGAAAGTTCTTGCAGAGTTTGATGAATATGAAGATGCTATAAGTTTTGGTCAGAAGAAGTTTAAGCAGTTTCAAATCAACAACAAAAAGACTATTAACTATTTGGTCAAAGAATTTGAGATGAAGAAAAAAGCCGCTGAATATAAGCGGGCTACTGTTTCAAAAACTGGTGTTCTTGATACCCTCAAAATGAATAACTATATGTTCAGTGATGACGTATTCAAGAAAATGACTGTGGTGCCTGAAGGTAAGAGTCATGGCTTGATGATGTTTGTTGACTGGTCTGGTTCTATGAATGATCAGTTGAAACACACCATTGACCAGTTGTTGAATCTTGTAATGTTTTGCAAGCAGGTTCAAATCCCATTTGAGGTTTATGCCTTTAGTGATAAGTTTGCTAGCCGCGGCAAAGGTGATAGTCACGATAAGTTTATCAATCATCAACTTTTCGCCATTAATGATGCTAGTCTTCAAGATGAATTTCGGCTACTAGAATTGTTCTCAAGTAAAATGAGCCGCACGGAATTTCAGACTATGGCTTCGGGTATTATCGCAGTCGGTAATTACTGGGATAATCGTTATGATCCTTATACGGAATATTACAATATTCCTCATTCAATGTGGCTCGGTGGTACTCCTCTTGATGATGCCATTCTGTCAGCGTTTGTACTCCATGACATTTTCAAAAATAACTATCGACTTGACATTGTAAACACCGTGTTTCTTTCAGATGGTGCAAGCCATGCTCTTGATTATCAGTCAACATATGAAAATTCTTATGGTCAAGACACTGGCCAGAAATGTACAAAGCGATTGTCTTTTCGAGGTTACTGGGAAGCTAAAACGCTATGTTATATTACAAATCCTGTCCTAAAGAAGCGGTATCGGTTTGACAACAAAAAGCCTGCTACTCCACAACTTCTTAAAATGCTCCGTGAGCATACGGGTTCTAATGTGATTGGCTTTCATATTCTTCCATCACGCAAGCCACAAGCAATGCGGGAGATTCCAACTTCTGATCTTGATTGGCAACAGCGGGAACAACTCTGGGACAATATGAAAAAAGATAAGTTCTGTTTGATCCCAGAATATGGTTATAGTGCTTACTTTGGTGTTCTTGGTGGTAAGAATTTGGCGACATCTAATGGTGCAATTGAAGTTGCTGATGATGCGTCTAAAGCAGTGATCCGTACTGCCTTCAAGAAAGCAAACTCTGGTCGTAAAACGAGCCGCATTATGTTGTCAAAATTTATTGATATCGTAGCATAAAAGACTTGACAAATGGGTTCCAATTTGCTAGGATAGCAAGGTAGTGAGAAAAGTGATTCGCAATGAGAGGTGAAATTATGAAAAAGTTGAATAAGAACCAGCAAGCCTTTGTTGAGATTGCCATCAAAGAATTTGGTGACACTCTAACACGGGCCCAAGCCCTTGAGATTTCCAAATCAAATGGTTTGAAGCGCCCGATTTGGTTGCTTCATAATGATGACTATCGTGTAGGTCGTGGTCTTTACAAGTTGCCGACTACTGGTGCTGTATCGCCCACTCCTGTGATGCCCGCTGTTCCTGAGGCAGAAGTTGCACTCCAGCCCGCTCCGATAGTTAATGACCTAAATGTGCAAACAGACTCATTCACTGAGAACCTAGTTCCTGAGAATGATCCTCTGTTTGTACCATTCGGTCATCATAACAAACTTAAAAAGATTATCAAGTCGGGTATGTTTTATCCTGTCTATGTTACTGGTCTCTCTGGTAACGGTAAGACATTCGGTATTGAACAAGCCTGCGCCCAGTTGAAGCGTGAAGTCATTCGGATCAATTTCACTGTTGAAACCGATGAAGACGATTTGATTGGTGGTTTTCGCTTGGTCAACGGAGAAACAAAATTCTTCAAAGGCCCTATTATTAAAGCCATGGAGCGTGGCGCAGTTGCCCTGCTAGATGAACTTGACCTTGCAAATCCAGCAAAGGTTATGTGTCTTCAGTCTATCCTTGAAGGGAAAGGCTACTTTATCAAGAAGACTGGCGAGTTTATTAAGCCTGCTTCTGGCTTTACGGTCATCGCAACAGCCAATACCAAAGGTAAGGGTTCTGACGATGGCCGTTTCATCGGTACTAATGTGATGAATGAGGCGTTTCTAGAGCGTTTTCCAATCACCATTGAGCAAGAGTACCCACCAGTATCGGTCGAGAAAAAGATGCTCGGCATGGTGTTTGATGATCTTGGTGTAGATGTCATGGACAACTTTGAAGAGTTGTTGGTTGACTGGGCCGATATCATCCGCAAGACCTACTATGATGGTGGTGTTGATGAGATCATTTCGACACGGCGTCTGGTTCATATTGCCAAGGCTTACTCAATCTTTGGTGATCGTATGACCGCCATTGAAATGTGTATCAATCGGTTTGATGAGGATACCAAGTCATCATTCCGTGACCTTTATACGAAGGTCGATGCTGATGCTGACTGTGAGACTGAACTGCAAGAACCACAGGGTGAGCCCGATTTTGTCCAGTCCAATTTGATCTAAGCCCTTATAAATAAACAAAAATTAAAAGAAAGTGCTTGACACCAAGTGCTTTCTTACTATATAATCTACATAATGAATTTATCATAGGAGAATGATGTGGAAATCACGGTAGAACTTGAGGCTTTGCGTAAAAAAAAGATTTTGGTCGCAACGCCAATGTATGGTGGCAACTGTCACGGTATGTACACAAAATCAACAGCGGACTTAGCAAAACTTGGTGCCATGTATGAAATGGAAATCAAGTTTTTCTACTTGTTTAATGAGTCTCTAATTACACGGGCGAGAAACTATTGTGTCGATGAATTTATGCGTAGCGATTATACCCACTTGATGTTTATTGATTCCGATATTGGTTTTGATCCAAATGATGTTCTTACCTTGGCCGCTCTATCTGATGAAACTGAGGAAGATCCAAACAAGCGTAAAGATATTATCTGCGGACCATATCCTAAAAAGACTATCGCATGGGAGAAAATTAAGCGGGCTGTTGATAAGGGCTTTGCCGATGAGAACCCTGGTAATCTAGAAAATTATGTAGGCGACTATGTGTTCAATCCTCTAGATGTTGGTTCAGATGGTAATATCCGTCTTGATGAGCCAGTTAAAGTTTTAGAAGGCGGAACTGGTTTTATGATGATCACCAAGAATGCGTTTCATAAATTTAATGATGCATATCCAGACTATTCATATAAGCCTGACCATATTCGCACAAAAGCGTTTGATGGTAGCCGTGAAATTATGATGTACTTTCAAGCATTGATTGATCCAGATTCAAAGCGGTATCTGTCAGAGGATTATATGTTCTGTCAGTGGATGCAAAAGGTTGGTGTTCACACATGGATGTGTCCGTGGATGAAACTGCTTCATACTGGTTCATACACATTCGGTGGTAGTCTGGTCGATTTAGCACAACTTGGTGCCGCGGCAACTGCCGATCCTGATGCCATCGCCGCTATGAAGAAGTAAATTGAAAAGGTTGTTATGAGTAAATTTAAATTTGATGAAGATAAAACTTTGAAAGAGGTCTATGACTATGTGGCTGCAACCTATGATGGCCACTACTCCTTCAATAAGTTTCAGTCCACAGAGTTTATTATTGACAGTGGACATGGCGAAGGTTTCTGTATGGGCAATATTATTAAGTATTGTCAGAGATACGGAAAGAAAGAAGGTAAGAATAGAAAAGACTTGCTAAAAGTTGTACATTATGCTATTATGGCACTTTATATTGATTCACTTGAAAATAATGAGGTAAATGATGATGAGAATAAGTGAAGGTACAATGGATGTGTTGAAGAATTTTTCAACCATAAATCCATCCCTAGCCTTTAAACAGGGTAATACAATCCGCACAGTGAGTGAGCAAAAGAACATTCTTGCTCAAGCGGTGGTAGAAGATTCGTTTCCAGTAGACTTTGCGATCTATGAACTGAATCAGTTTCTAGGTTTAGCAAGTCTGTTTGAGAACGCTGACTTTGCATTTGGTGAAGCAGACGTAACAATCCGTGATGAAAAGAACAAATCACACTCACGTTATACATATACTGATCCTTCAATGGTCACTTCACCGCCTGAAAAGAATCTTGATATGCCTGATCCAGAGATTCAATTCTCTGTAACGGCTGATGATTTGAAAGCAGTTGTGTCTGCGGCAAATCAACTTGGTCTTCCTGAAGTAGTGGTTCGTGGTGGTGCGCTTGGCATTGCACTTGTTGCTACTGATATGAAGAATCCTACATCAAATGAATATAGCCGTGATGTTGGTGAGAGCAATGGTGATATCTTTAATATGGTATTCAAAACAGAAAATCTAAAATTCATCAGTGGCGATTATGATGTAAAGATTTCTAAAGCGGGTATCTCGCATTTTAAGAATATCTCTGGTCATATCGAATACTGGGTAGCAACAGAAACTAACTCGGAGTACGAATAGAATGGCAGAAGTCCATAATGATATCATTGATAGTGTAGTTCATATCATTGATACATGCGCCGAACGAGGTGCATTCAGAGGCAAAGAACTACAAGGCGTGGGCAATATTCGCACTGCACTTCAAGAATTGAAACGCCGTGACATTGAAGAGGTTGAGCAAATGGCACAACAACAAGCAATCGCCGCCGCTCAAGCCCAAGCAGAAATGGCTATGGCAACTGTTCCCGCTGTAGAAGAGAAGGCGAAGCCAGTCACTAAGAAATCAACAAAGAAAAATACAGAAAATGACTGGGAAGAAGGAGATTACAAATGAGTCTAGGTCATAACGAAATTAAAGGCATCTTACAATTAATTGATGTTAGTGTAAGTAGAGGAGCATGGCAAGGTAATGAAATTGGTCAAGTTGCTTCTCTTAGGGATAAAGTTGTGCAGGCTATTGAAGAGTCTGCTTCTGAAGAAACAGAAATCGAAACAGAAATCGAAACTAAACAATAACCTTGACAAACTGTATCTATTGTGTTAGATTCAGTATTATGAACTTTTATATTATGGTGAACTATGCGTGATGATTTTTTGTGGGTAGAAAAGTACCGTCCTAAAACTGTGGGCGATACTATTCTACCTAACTCCCTAAAAGAAACCTTTCAACAATTTGTTGATAATAAGAACATCCCAAATCTCCTTCTAACTGGTAGTGCTGGTGTGGGTAAAACTACAATAGCCAAAGCAATGTTAGAGGAGTTGGGATGTGATTATATTGTGATCAACGGCTCAGACGAGGGCCGTTCGATTGACGTTCTAAGAAATGAACTGAGAAACTTTGCATCATCTGTATCACTTGCTGGTGGCAGAAAGTATGTCATCCTTGATGAAGCAGATTATCTTAATGCTAACTCCGTTCAACCAGCCTTGCGTAATTTCATGGAAGAATACAGCCGTAACTGTGGCTTCATTCTGACCTGCAACTTTGTAAACAAGATCATTCAGCCACTTCATAGTCGCTGTTCTGTGGTAGAGTTTAAGATTAGCAATGGCGATAAACCTCAAATGGCTAAAGAGTTTTTCGTGCGAGTTAAAGGTATTCTTGATAATGAGAATATTCAGTATGAGCCAAAAGTAGTCGCTGAGGTAATCAAAAAGCACTTCCCAGATAATCGTAGAGTACTGAACGAACTGCAAAGATACTCTGCGACTGGTACTATCGACACTGGTATTTTAGCCACATTCACTGATTCAAATATGAGTGTTTTAATTGATGCTCTGAAAAACAAAGAGTTTAGCGTGGTCCGTAAATGGGTAGCCCAGAATGTCGATGGTGAAGTCACACCATTGTTTCGTAAAATCTATGACACAATGAATGACTTTGTTGCCCCTCAAAGCGTTCCACAAGTCGTAGTAACAATGGCTGACTATCAGTATAAGTCTGCTTTTGTTGCTGATCAAGAGATCAACTTCATGGCATTTCTGACTGAACTTATGGTTGAGGTCGAGTGGAAATGAACCCGTTTGATTTCGTGAATGCTATTAATACAACCAAAAAGAATCTCATGCGAGGCTCAGAAAATGATGCTCTCGCTGAGAAGTCCTATTCACCTTTTATGACAAACCGTGCCCTTTCATACCATCTTGACACTATCGGTGTTGCTAATGAAATGAATATAAGACATGAGGCAGAAGCACTGACACAGTTTGAGTATTTACTAAATACAGTGAGACCCAAGAAACGGTTTGCGAAGTGGGTGAAAAAAGAGAATGATCAGGACTTGTCCATCGTGAAAGAATATTATGGTTACAACGATGCTAAGGCACTACAAACTCTTTCAATTTTAACTTCCGAACAACTAGACATAATAAGAAAAACACTAGAAAAGGGCGGAAGGAAACATGACGGTTGAAATTGATAAACTCATTGAAGTTACCCTAAAAGAAGATGATGACTTTTTAAAGATCAGAGAGACACTAACCAGAATTGGTGTTGCCTCACGAAAAGACAAAACAATTTATCAATCATGCCATATTCTACATAAGCGTGGTAAATATTATATCGTACATTTCAAAGAGTTGTTTGCCCTTGATGGCAAGCCAAGCAACTTTAGTGAAGATGATATCGCAAGGCGTAATACGATTGCGAACCTACTTGCAGAATGGGGATTGATAGGATTGGTAGATGCTACCAAGTCCGCTGATCCAGTAGCACCATTATCTCAAATCAAAGTGCTACCTCATAAAGAAAAGAACGACTGGATACTCACAGCAAAGTATAACATTGGAAAGAAAAAGTAAATAATGAAAACTAATTTTGATCATGTAGAAGATTTTATGACAGCGTTTGGACAAGAAGTAAAAGCAGAACCAGATCATCCAGACGAAGCCACTCAACAATTAAGAATTGAATTGATTGAGGAAGAATTGAATGAATTGAAAGAGGCTGTTGAAGAAAAGAATATTATAGCGATTGCTGATGCTCTCACTGATATTCTGTATGTTACCTACGGTGCGGGACATGCTTATGGTATGAACCTTGATGCATGTTTCGCTGAGGTACAGCGAAGTAATATGAGTAAACTTGGTGAAGACGGTAAGCCTATCTATCGTGAAGATGGTAAGGTGCTGAAAGGGCCTAACTATTCTGAACCAAATCTATACGAAGTTTTGTTCTCAACATATCTTGATGCCCGGGCAAAAATGATTGCTGAGAACTCTTGAAATATAGTGTAACAATCACTATATACTAGGTAAGCGCCATAATGGGCTTACACAACCACAATCTTGCTTAATAGGAGATTAGCATGACACATTTAACACAATTCGATATGAATCGACTCACCCCTTATGCCGTCGGCTTCGACCGCATGTTCAACAATCTACAGAGATACGCTGAACACCAGAAGCAATCGACTGGCTTTCCACCATACAATATCCGTAAAGAGAATGAGACAGATTTCTTCATTGAAATGGCTGTTGCAGGTCTTACTAAAGAAGATGTTGAAGTAGAATATAAACAGGGTGAAGTCACTGTTCGCTCCACATATGATAAATTAGATGACACTGGTGAAATGATTCATCGTGGCATCTCAATGAAGAAGTTTGATCGCAAGTTTACTCTTGCCGATGATATCATTGTGAAGAACGCCGAACTCGCAAATGGTATGCTCACGATTCAACTTGAGCGAATCATTCCTGACGCTAAGAAGCCTCGACTGATTGATATTAAATAAAATACTAAATAGGGGGGTAAAACCCCCTATTTTTATGCAGGAGATATAAATATGTCGGCAGAAAACTATCAAAAATGTTTAGAAGCAATTCTTCATCACGAAGGCGGATATGTAAATCATCCGAAAGATCCCGGCGGAGAAACAAATCTAGGCATGACAAAAAGAGTGTATGAGGAATGGTGTAAAGCTAATGACTTGTACCAGAAAGATATGAAGGATTTGATCGTTGAAGATGTTGCACCGATTTATAAAAAAAATTATTGGGATAGGGTCAAAGGTGACCGGCTACCAAATGGCCTTGACCTTTGTGTATTCGATTTTAGTGTTAATGCTGGTACTGGTCGGGGGGCAAAGTTTCTTCAATCAATTGTTGGCGCAGGACAAGATGGAGCCATTGGCCCTGGAACTCTCGGTAAAGTAGAAGAATATATCAATATCAATACAGTAGAAGAAGCGATTATAGAATATCAGCATAAACGCCAAAACTACTATCAGTCACTAAAAACTTTCGGCACTTTCGGTCGTGGTTGGACACGGCGTGTAAACGAGACCACTGAAATGGCTCTTGAGATGTTGGATTAATGTATTTGAACGCAACATTTTTATTTACATCATTATTCTTACTCATATTAGGTCTTTTTGCGTATGAATACTATGAAGGTAATCGGCGCATAGAAGAGAGAAGAATCGAACTTTCAGTGTCAGATATGTCTTGACAAGCCGTATAAACTTTGATATATTTACAGCATGAGATTCTATACAAACACATACACTCGTGGCAATCTTGTCTACATTCGTGGCTATGATAATGGTCGGCGTTTCGTAGACAAGATTCCTTATTCCCCAACATTCTATCTGGCTTCAAAGCGAGATTCCAAATTCAAAACAACCAACGGTGTGCCTGTTGAGCCAGTTGAGCAAGGGTCTATTCGTGAAGCCAGAGATTTCGTAAAGCGATACGAAGATGTATCAGGCTTCACTGTCTACGGCTCAACCATGTATGAGTATACATGCCTCAATGAGAAGTATGGCAATGATTATGATATCGACCATATTCGTATTGCTAACATCGACATCGAGGTTGGTTCCGAAGAGGGCTTTCCTGAGCCAGCCCTGGCTAATCAGCCGATCACTGCTATCACTGTCAAACAGAAAGGTAGAGTGTTTGTGCTTGGCGTTGGCGAATTTAAGAATGAACGACCTGACGTTATGTATGTGAATTGCAAGACCGAAGATAAACTGATTATGAACTTCCTTGATCTCTGGGAAAAACTTGACGCAGATATTGTCACTGGTTGGAATGTTCGGTTCTTTGATATTCCTTATCTGGTTAATCGTATTACCCGTCTGATGGGTGATAACATGGCCAAGAGAATGTCTCCTTTGCGTAATATGAATCATCGCAAGATTCAGCAATGGCAACGAGAGCAAGAGTGTTATGAACTCGCTGGTCTGGCGACACTAGACTATCTTGAGTTATATCGCAAATTCACATATTCACAACAAGAATCATATCGTCTTGATCATATCGCCCATGTCGAAGTTGGCGAAAAGAAACTTGACTATTCCGAGTTTGCTAACCTGCACCAGTTGTACAAAGAAGACTATCAGAAATTCATTGAGTATAATATCAAAGACGTTGAACTGGTTGAGCGTATTGATGACAAGATGAAGTTGATTGAGACCGCCCTAGCGATTGCGTATGATGCTAAAGTGAACTATGCAGATGTATTTACTCAGGTTCGTCTTTGGGATGTTCTGATGCACAACTATCTACTCGACAAGCGAATGGTAGTGCCACCAAAGAAGTCTAGCATCAAAAACCAGCCATATGCTGGTGCTTATGTCAAAGACCCACAAGTTGGTATGCACAAATGGATCATGTCGTTTGACTTGAACTCTCTGTATCCGCATCTGATTATGCAGTACAATATCTCACCAGACACTTTCGTTGAAGGTAAGTTGCATAACACTAGCATTGAAAAACTGCTAGAGTGTGATGTGCCTGACACTGAGGGTTATGTCATGGCTGCCAATGGTCACTTCTTTGAGAAAGACAGACAGGGCTTTCTCCCTGAGATGATGCAGACAATGTATGATGAACGGGTTCTCTATAAGAAAGAGATGATTACTGCACAAAAAGAACTAGAAAGCGCCACCGACAAAGGTCGAAGATATGAGATCACAAAGAAAATCTCCAAGTATAAAAACTTGCAGATGGCTAAAAAGATCCAGTTGAACTCTGCTTATGGTGCGCTTGGTAATCAATACTTTCGTTTCTTTGATGTTCGTCAAGCCGAAGCAATTACCATGTCTGGTCAACTTTCGATCCGCTGGATTGAAGAGCGTCTTAATGAATATCTGAACAAACTGCTTGATACGGAGGGTAAAGATTATGTTATTGCGTCAGATACGGATTCAGTATATATTACTTTTGACCACCTTGTTGATAAGGTGCTTAAAAAAAGAGAAGAAGAGTCGCAAGATTCCTTTTGTGGGCGGGTGGTCGACTTTCTTGATAGAGTCGCTACAGAAAAAGTCGAACCTTTTATTGATAAGTCTTATCAAGACCTTGCCGAAATGATGAATGCGTATGACCAGAAGATGTTCATGGCTAGAGAAGTCATCGCATCGAATGGCATATGGACTGCAAAGAAGCGTTACATGCTCAACGTCTATGATAATGAGGGTGTGAGATACACCGAACCCAAACTAAAAATGATGGGGATCGAAACTGTTAAATCATCAACTCCTGCACCATGTCGTGATGCTCTAAAGAAAGCCATCGACATCATTCTGAATCAGAACGAAGAGAGTGTTCAAAAGTATATCTCTGATTTCAGAAAAGACTTTGGTAATCTGCCATTTGAAGATATCGCTTTTCCTCGCTCTCTGTCCGATCTAAATAAATATGATAGTAATAACAGAGACAATCTAGAGGTGTTGAAAGGCACACCCATGCATGTGCGTGGTGGATTGGTATACAATCATCTAGTCAGACTACATAAACTAGATAAAATATATCCTCTGATCAAAGATGGTGAGAAGATAAAATTCTGTTATATGAAAGAGCCTAATGGCACTGGACAGAATGTCATCTCAATCATTAATGCTTTACCGCCAGAGTTTGATCTAAGCAAGTATATCGACTATGATATTCAGTTTCAGAAAGCATTCACCGATCCTCTCAAGGGTATTCTTGATGTGATCGGCTGGAAGACTGAGAAGATCGGTTCTCTTGAAGATTTCTGGAAATAGAGAAGGAACGAATATGACAGATTTTGATTTTGGCTTCACAGCCGTAACCGAAGAAGAACTTGAAGCGGTTCAGCAAGCAAAAGAAAATGTTGCTGAGACTGCGGAAGGTCTTGACAAACTGCAAGAAAAATGCGATAATCTATACAACATGATAAAGCCATTGCTGAACAATCTAGCCGCAAATCCTGACAAGGATTATATCTACTGGCCAGGTGATGTTCGTATGAAAAAAATTGAAGAATTTAGTGATCAACTAGACGGAGTTTATAACGGATGAGTTTTCTTAATAATGTAATTGCTGGCATTGATAATACAAATATTATTGCCACAGGTGAGAATAGTTCAGAATTTTCTGGATCAATCGACACAGGATCGTATATTCTAAATGCGGCTATGTCTGGTAGTTTGTATGGTGGTGTTCCAAACAATAAGATCACGGCATTCGCCGGAGAATCTGCCACGGGGAAGACCTTCTTCGTACTAGGTGTATTGAAGAAGTTCCTTGATGACAATCCAGATGGCGGTGTCATCTACTTTGACACTGAGGCCGCTGTAACTAAAGATATGATGGAGACCCGAGGCATTGATGTAAATCGTGTTGTCATTTCAGAGCCGCAATCTATCGAAGAGTTTCGCACCAATGCTGTGCGGATGCTGACTTCATACCTTGATAGTAAAGATCAGCCACCAATGATGATGGTGCTTGATTCACTTGGTATGCTTTCATCATCCAAAGAACTTGAAGATGTTGAGAGTGGCAAGCAAACAAGAGACATGACCAAGTCGCAGTTGTTGCGTGGTACTTTTCGTGTGCTATCACTGAAACTTGCTAAAGCAAATGTGCCTCTGCTTGTTACAAATCATGTGTATGATGTAATTGGCTCATACATTCCGCAAAAAGAAATTTCTGGTGGTTCGGGCTTGAAGTATGCGGCATCGTCTATTGCTATGCTGACAAAAAAGAAGGACAAAGATGGTACCGATGTGATTGGTAACATTATCAAAGTTACTATGCATAAGTCACGTTTCACTAAAGAGCAGAAAAAAGTTGAAGTGAAATTGTCGTATGATAAGGGTCTAGACAGATATTACGGGCTGCTAGACCTAGCAGAAAAGTACGAGATTATCAAAAAGGTCAGTACTCGTTATGAAATGCCAGACGGTTCTAAGGTGTTTGGCAAAGCAATCAATGAGAACCCTGAGAAATATTTTACTGATGAAATTATGGCTCAACTTGAGGTGGCCGCAAATGCAGAATTTCTGTATGGTCAAGATGATGTAGAAGATAAACAAATAGAAGAGGTAGTAGGTGCATGATTGAAAAATTCTTAGCAAAACTTGCAAAAAATGTATCAATAATTTTAGTGACATTTGGTATAGCGTATTCATTTGCCAGAGTTGGTGAAGTATGGCTTGGCGATTCATTTTGGGGATTATTAATCCTTATGGTTGGCGGGCTTGTACTTTGGGTAGCAGAGCGAAGTTGGGATGAAGCAAAACGAGATGTTTGAAGTAATTCAACATGATGATGCATTCCATGAAGACCTACAATGTATCCATATCACGGAAGGCGACTTTGAAGGGGTCGTCTTTCAGTACGATAATATTCGCTTAGAAGAAGATAGTGATGATCCAGCAGTCAGTTTTAATTTCATTACAGTCAAAAATGAAAATAATCTTGACTTGACATCCGATAAATTTATTAGTATACTAGGTGAAATATTAAACGATCTGCTTAGGAGTTTTGTTGATGCGAATAGAACTGATGGTACTGAAACACCTTCTGAATGATGAAGGTTATGCCAGACGTACTTTACCATATCTCAAAGGAGATTATTTCCAAGAGAGACACGAAAGAACGGTTTATGAAGAGATAGATAAATATATCTCAGAGTACAATGCTCTTCCGACACGGGAAGCATTGATAATTGAACTTGATACCAACAGTAAAATATCCGATGAAGACTTCTCTGAATGTAGTAGTCTTATTGGTGGTCTTACTATTGAGGAAGAGGTCGATAAAGAATGGTTAATTGAAAAGACCGAAAAGTTCTGTCAAGAGAAAGCTATTTACAATGCAATCATGCAGTCGATATCAATCATTGAAGGAGATGCTAAAAGCGACAAAGGAGAAATCCCTGAGTTACTATCTGATGCGCTTTCTGTGTCTTTTGACCCTAGTGTCGGTCACGACTTTCTGGATGATAGTGATGATCGGTGGGATTTTTATCATCGCATTGAAGAGCGTATTCCATTCGATATTGAATACCTCAATACAATCACTAAAGGCGGTCTACCAAAGAAATCACTGAACATTATTCTTGCTGGTACTGGTGTAGGTAAATCACTTGCCATGTGCCATATGGCATCTGCTAATCTTCTAGATGGTAAGAATGTTCTCTATATCACTATGGAAATGGCAGAAGAGAAGATTGCCGAACGTATTGATGCCAATCTATTGAACGTCACGCTGGACGATCTTGGTGCCCTGTCTAAAGAGATGTATAACAAGAAGATTGCTAGAGTGAAAGGTAAAACGTCTGGTAAGTTGATTGTCAAAGAATATCCTACAGCATCGGCACACACCGGTCACTTCAGACATCTTCTTAACGAATTGAGATTGAAGCGTTCATTTATACCAGATATTATCTATATTGATTATTTAAATATCTGTATGTCATCACGGATCAAATCTGGTGCCAATGTCAACTCGTATACACTGATCAAGTCGATTGCAGAAGAACTAAGAGGATTGGCTGTTGAGAGAGTGGTGCCTATTGTATCAGCGACACAGACTACAAGAAGTGGCTTTTCAAACTCTGATATTGGTCTTGAAGATACTTCTGAATCATTTGGTCTGCCAGCAACGGCCGACTTTATGTTTGCTTTAATCAGTACTGAAGAACTGCAAGAACTCAACCAGATCATGGTCAAGCAGTTGAAGAACAGATATAATGATCCCACATTCTATAAGAGATTTGTTGTGGGTGTTGATCGGGCAAAGATGCGTCTATATGATGTAGAACAAGAAGCACAAAATGGTATAACAGATAGTGGTCCTGTTATGGATAATTCTGAATTTGGTGAAAGATACCAAGAGGAAGAATCTATGAAGTGGGCTACAAAGAAAATGGGACGAAAGGATTTTAGTGGTATAAAGGTATGATCGAAATAGCAATAGCCGCCGCAATATCTTGTAATCTGGTTTCTCAAAATATTGACAAAGATAGTGATGATAAAGAAAGAATGTGTGTGTACAAATGTCAGAATACAAAGAAGCCGGAGATAGTTTATACAGACCCTATTTACTGGTGCCCCAAGCAACTATATGTGGAGAAAAAGGAAGTAAGTGAAGATGAAGATTAGAAATGTGGCATATGCAGGTGATTTGACAAAATTCTTAGAAGAAGAAACATACACAGAACTTGAACTCCATGAACATAAAGACTTGAAAGCATATGTTCGTCCCGAAACATCTGATCCATTCGTGTTGCGTGAAGTATCGTCCGGCGAATATCGTAAACTGAACATTACTTCAGACGATGTTATCATTGACTTTGGTCTTAATATTGGTATGTTTACATCATATGCGTTGAAGCGTGGTGCAAAAGAAGTTCATTCATATGAAGCAGAAGAGGAGAACTTTGAACTTGCTAAGATGAATGTAGAGTTGAATGGTGTTGCAGATAGAGCGTATTTGAATAATCTCGCTGTTGTTGGCAACGATGACAAAGAGCGTTACTTCTCTATCAACCTTAAGAAGAACAAGGGCGCACATTCACTTATTGCCAAGCGTGGTCGTGACACTACTACAGTTAATTGTGTCAATATCAATGAAGTTATTGACACAGTAAATCCTTCTATCGTCAAGATGGATATCGAAGGTGGTGAATATGAAGCATTGAAAGCCCTTAAAAATTATGATAATATACAACAATTGATATTTGAATTCCATCATGCTCACTTGAATGATATTCCACATCACACCAAGTATAATGAAATCTTGGACTTGATGCACAGTCATTTCCCTAATGTGGAAGCAAGAAAAGAAACTAAGGGAGCGTGGGTTAATATTGTATATTGTTGGAGATAATTAAAATGGTAGTGGGGTTTACAGCATCGACCTTTGATTTACTACAAGTGACCTAAGAAAGAGGGTATCAGAACATGAACTACGAAGTTAGACGCCATGGCGAGACTTATAAGATTTATGAAAAACCTACTCAACAGTATATCTTCAAATCTGATAAGCGAATCACTTGCGAATCGCATTGCAAAAAGTTGAATAATGGGTCAGGATTTGATGGAGAAACACCTTTATTTTTCAGTAACTTAAATAGAGTGGTTGACAATGCTTAATTTGCCTGTTATATTATACACATAATTGAGTTGAAGGGATTAGGGTCTGATCCAGAGAGCAACAATGACCCGCTCGACAGGCTTTGCTAAGGCCGACAGAGTTTCCCATCTCAGGCTTACTGGGTGGCAGACTGGACTCAATAGAGGGAAGTGACAGAGGCTGGAAATCTAGAATCACTGAATGATTTCTCCCCTCTGCCCTCGTTTTCTACTACTGAGGTACCATGATTTATATCAACGTAACAGGAACTAGAAACAAGAAGAAAGCGGCTCTCGCAAGGGATGCCGCTATCTTTGCTTTTGAACATCTGATGCCTAGAATGAAGAAACAGGTGGACCTTGAAATAGTATTTGCCAAACTAGATGGTATTTGTGCGGACCAAGTTGAGACTGGTGACCGTGAATTTGAAATTGAGGTTGATAATAAATTGCAGGGCGATGAATTGCTGACTGCAATCTTCCATGAAGTTGTGCATTGTGTGCAAGACTTGCGTGGTGGTAAAAGTGATTGGGACAAGCCATACTATGAGCGTCCCCATGAAATTGAGGCTTACGAAAAACAAGAAATTATTTTAGAAAAATGGCAAAAAGGGGTTGACATTTTGGCCAATCCTGCTACATTGTATAAGTAAGTTGATTAGTGATTCGCAAAGAGAGAGGTTGATTATGGCTTATATTTCACAAGACACCAAGAAAGAACTTGCTCCTGCTATTAAAGCAGTCCTTAAGAAGTACAACATGAAAGGTACCATCGGTATTGATCACCACACTAGCCTTCGGGTTCGGGTCAAAGAAGGTCCTTTGAAGTTTGATGACTATGAGCAAGTCAACCATTACCACATTGAAAAGTTCTACGGTGAAGGCACCAAAGAAACTGCTTTTCTAACTGAACTTCTCATGGCTATGAAAGGTACTAAGTGGTACAACAAGAGTGATTATCAGACCGACTACTTTGATACCGCTTACTGGATCGACATTCATGTTGGTCAGTGGAACAAGGCTTACGTTCAAACTACTTAGAGAGGTTATATTATGAGCAATATGCATAATGAAATGATGAAAGAAACTATTCTTGATGAAGTATTAACAATGACTGTTCAAGACCTTCAAAATGCTATGATACAAAGAAAGATAGAAGGAATCACCGTTATTGATGAAATTGTTGAGAATATGGTTGAAAAAATCTTTGAAGAAATGTGCGAATAGGAAATTTAAATGTACAGTTACACTAAAACATCCATGACCATCAAAGAGTTTATTTTGCGTTATGGTGAGATTGATTGTCAGCCGGTAGGCCAGAGACTTGATACTGAAACATCCTTTGAATCTGGTAGCCGTGAGACAAAGGCTCAAGGTATAATCAATTCTATTTTAATAGGAATAGATTTGGGCCAGATTACCGTGCATGAAGTTAATGACGGTGATTATGTCTATGAGAGTATTGATGGCGGTCACCGAAAGCGGTATATTAAATCATATTTTGAAAATAAGTTTCGGGTAAATGGTAAGTTTTATCGGGATCTATCTAAGGAAGAGAAAGATCATTTTCTGAACACTGAATTGTCATTTGTCATTTATAGCAAGGGCATGAATGTTTGGGATATTGGCCATATCTTTCGGTCTCTCAATAAAACCACTGATGTCAATCATCAAGAGATGCTTAATTCATATGGCAATATTCCTATCGCCAATGCAGTTAGAAATACTGTACGACCAGTACATGGTGTGAATAACAAATTTCATAATCTATTTGAGTTTAGCCAGCGTGATGGCAAACCAAAGAACTTTTTGAATATTCAGTTTGACAATAAGCGCCTTAAAATTGATCAAATTGTGGCTCGCATATTCTATCGTTATTATGATGGTGGTGGGCTTGGTTCCGCTGATGATAAGAATTTAGAATATATGTATCAATCAGAAGCAAATTCTGATGAGGTGGAAAAAATTACTGAAAAGGTAAATAAGTGCTTAAATTTTCTTCTTGATATTTCTGAGGTCCGCAAACGGTATCAAACACAAGGTCTGAATCAGAAAGAGTTTTCTCTATTCACTCGTATCTGGATGTATATGGAAGAGGAGTACGGATCCTTTAAGATCAACGATATTGATGAGTTTTATTGTGCTATTGCAAAAGCGTTGCAACCTTTCACGTTGCCTCTAGATAGGCAGCCTAAAGAACTACAACAAACTTCACCATTTGACAGTAATAAAACACGAGGTCAACAATTCAAAGATACATTGGGTGAGCATCGTTCAAAAGAAGCGATATTTGAAACTCTGATGTGGATGCTGAATCGTGTGAACATGCTTGATCTTGTAACATTAAAGGATCCACAAAGACTCTTTCCCCGTGAGTGGCGTGAAGCAAAACTTATTGAACAGGACTTCAAGTGTGCCGTATCTGGTGAAAAGTTGACTATGAAGACGGCGCAAGGCGGCCATATCGTAGCGCATTCAGAGGGTGGAAAGACGACTTATGAAAATCTGGCTATGATCTCGGCAGACCATAATTCTAAAATGGGTAGCATGTCAATCGACCAATATAAAGAATTATTGTAAAAAAATAAAAAAAAGGGGTTGACAATTCCATAAATCCTGCTATATTTAACAAGTAAGTTGATAGAGTGATTCGCAAGAGAGGTAAAAATATGTGGGTAGCAAAACCAAATATGAATAACAATAACGGTCTAAAAGAGTTTGAAAATGTCAAAGAGGCAGTAGCCTATCTTGAAGATTATACCGGTATTGAAATGGCTTATGAGCGTAACCGCAAGACCAAAGAAGTGACCTACGATTGGGAACTAATTGGTAAACTTTGGGAGTACAACATATGATTAAACCTCAGTTTTTTAAGATTCACCAGATTGTTATTGATGATCACCTTTCTGATCTTATCAACAAGGAAGGTTGGAAGTGCCATCCCAAGGCAGTTGCCTATACAGAAGCACTGGTACACGGCGATGTTAAAGCTGGTATAATGCATGACTGTTATGATCATGTCGCCACTATTCTTGCTGATGATCTGAACCATGTGTTTGAGGTAGGTAACATCGGACCAGAGGATCGCATTGAACGTATCAATGATAGGGTACGCTCACTTTCTGTTGGTGATATCATCGAGGATGAAGATGGCAATTGTAGTGTAGTCCATAATGTTGGATTTACTCCACTCGCTCAATCATTTCACAGACTGTTAGGAGTTTCATAATGTTGTATGAAGTGTACTTGATTAATCAGCGTTATACCTGTGGTGCATATAAAACACTTGAGCAGGCTATTAAAATGGCTCGCAAAACAGGTTTTCAGTGCAACATCTTTCGTAGCAACGATCCTTTTAAGATTGTAAAAACTATTTGTCCGATTGGAGGCAGCATAACATGAAAAAAATTATCGAATTTTTGAAAACACACGATGACATTGAAATGCTCATGGTAGGATCCGTATTAGGTGTAGTTGCATTATTTTATGTTGTAGCAATCATTGAGATTCTCACATGAGAATTATAGCAGGACCATGCCAACACGAAAATGCAGTATCATCTTCAATTATCGCTGAAGAGTGTAAACGGGTTTGTGATAAATATGGCTTTGAATATATCTTCAAGGCTAGTTTTGATAAAGCCAATCGCTCTAGCATGAGTGGTAAACGAGGCATCGGCTTCAATGAAACCATGACCGCATTCAGTTTTATCAAGAATGCATATGATGTCCAGACTTTGACCGATGTACATACTGTCGAACAAGTTCAAATTATTAGTGAACTAGATTATATTGATGTAATACAGATACCCGCTTTTCTTTGCAGGCAGACCGATCTAGTAGTCGCCGCATCGAAGACCGATAAGATTGTAAATATTAAGAAGGGTCAGTTTCTAGCACCGTGGGATATGCATGGTGTTCTGACTAAGACAGAAGGCGCCAAAGAAGTTTGGGTCACAGAGAGAGGTACCAGTTTTGGATATAACACTCTGGTCGTTGATTTCACAGGCCTTGATTATATGCTTAATAACATTGACCATGATATCGTCTTTGATGTTACTCATGCAGTCCAGAAGCCCGGCGGCAATGGCGGATCTTCAGGTGGTAACAGAGATTTTGTCCCGGGACTAGCAAGAGCAGGTGCCGCAATGGGCGTGAAAAACTTTTTTATTGAAGTTCATCCAGACCCAGACAATGCACCATCAGATGGGCCTAATATGGTCAGACTGATGGATTTTGAGAATGTAGTAAGTCAGATAGCGAGGCATATATTATGAGTGGTATGCATATGTTGCCGGTGTTTTACACCACAACGAATCAGAAAAAGCGCAAGGCAAAGAAGACCAGCGCAAAGTTGAAAGTTGCTCAAGCAGAGCATCAGAAATATTTGAAGAAGATGGGGTATGTTCCTAAAGAGGAGAGGTGTTACGGTAGCACAACGGACTCCAACCCCGTAAGACAGGGTTCAATTCCTTGCTCCTCTGCCATTCCAACATCAGATAAAGTTGGTAATGGCTTCGTCAAAGAACCACATAAATATCGTGGTAATGTTGTAATTGGTCAAGCATATAACAAAGGTGGTCTGGTCGTATTAAGTGCGGCCGAACAAAAAGATGAAAATACTGGAAAAAGACGATAAAAGTGCTTGACAAAAGCTAATGAATTTGCTATATTGTAAGAGTAAGTTAGTTAAGTGATTCGCAATGAGAGGTGAAGACATGAACGAAGTAATGACACAGAAGATTGAGAAGTTGTTTGACGCTATTGCTAAAGATTATGAAGGTTGGGCCGGACGTGCGAATATTAAAGGTCGCACCGCTGAAGATTTTCGTGAAAGTCTTGAAGTCATTGTAGGTCAAAAATATATCAAAGTTACCGAAAGAGGTGAGCGGGTTTGGGGCTTTGTAGTCAACACCGATACCGACAAGAAGTTTCAGTTTGGTGATATTCTCATGGCCGCTGGTTGGAAAACACCAGCCCGTAACGCTGCCCGTGGCAATGTTTTGACTGAAGATTTTGTTGCAGTTAGGTGGACTGGCCCAGCGTACTTGCGTTAGTCATAAATTTACGAGATTTGGTTTCAGCCCGACTACCTCTCTCTCAATCACTTACAAAGTCGGGCCCGCAGGCATTCAGTCTTATTCCTTTCTTCTGATGTAAGTCCTGCCTCTAATTGGAGATAATGTGAAATGAGAGATATTGCAATTGGTCTTATTGGCATCTGGTCTTGTTCGTTTCTTGCTACCACAGCATATGGTCAAACAGTCACAGATCACTATAAAACGATTATTAATCGTACACCATACCAAGTAGAAGTGTGTACAGAAGTATCTCAATCTGGAGATAAAACCGGTGATGCCATGAAAGGCGCAATCATTGGTGGTTTGTTAGGCAATAATATTAAGGGAGAAGAGAACGGTGGTGCTATTGGTGCTATTATTGGCGGCATGCTTGGGCATGCAAATAGCAATGCTACTGGAGGCACTAAAACTTCCTGTAGACTAGAAACACGTTATAATGAAGAGAGTGTGAGAGTTTACTCCCACTCGACAGCAACATTTTATAATAATGGTAAACAATATACATTGAGGTTTCAGAAATGAGTTTTGATTGGCCAAGAATACACAAATGGGAAGAACGTATCGAATCAGATGTTACAGATTCAGTTTATGAATATGTTATGGAACATTATGGTGTCGATGAAATCGTAGAGTTGACAGAAGAACAAATCAAAGAAGTTGAAAACTTCAGAGATGAACTAAATGAATATAGTACAATGCAATGGGGCTTCTCTAATCTGATTAACCATTGGGAAAGTGAAACTTGGGAAGCAGAGAATGAATAGACGATATAGAATCTTTGGTGCTAGATATGAGTTGTCGGAGAAACTGATGGAAAATCCATCATATGCGCCCGCCGGTGAAAACAGTATTGTAAAATGGCCCGAAGAGATTACAGCAGTTCCTAAAGTGTTTCATATTGAAATCACTGAAGATAAGAAACGTATTGCTTTTTTAACACGCAATACATATGAAGAAGCAAAACACATAGCAGAGGATTACTGTAGTTATGGCACGAAAACTGTTTAAAAATAGATATGGAGACACACAGTCATTTGAATGGACTGATGATGGGAATATCATGTGGCGTGGTTGTAGAGAAATGGAACGTATTGGTGTAGATACAGACACTGGTGAAATAACCCTTGTTGATCCGCCCGGAGGTCCATGCTTAGTTAAAACTCATACAATTGAATCTCCTGAAGAATTTGTAGGATACAAGATCAAAGGATTTATTCAAGAAGATGAAGGATATGTTATCGTAGTAAAGTAATGGAAATAATTTGGACAACAACATGGCATATTCTACTAACAGTCTGTTCAGGATCAATGTGTGTCGAACAAGACATTCAGTGGTTTGATACTAAAGAAGGCTGTTATGAAATGCTTGATATGTACACAGAAATTCCCGCAGATGGTGATTGGGATACTGTTACATACATATGCTTTTCCATATCCATTCTGTAGGAAGTTAAGTAAAGCGGCTGTGGTGAAATTGGTAGACACGCAGGTTTTAGGTACCTGTTCCTTACGGAGTGGGGGTTCAAGTCCCTCCAGCCGCACCATGATGTTCCCTGATAGTTCAGTTGGTAGAACGGTGGACTGTTAATCCATATGTCGCAAGTTCGAGTCTTGCTCAGGGAGCCAAACGCTGGAGTAGCACAGTTGGTAGTGCAGTTGATTTGTAATCATCAGGCCGGGAGTTCGAGTCTCTCCTCCAGCACCATTATGCGGGCATGATGTAAAGGTAGCCTATCTCGTTGCCAACGAGAACG